ACATCATATGATGCATTGTGAAATATCTTGTCAGCGGGATGCTTGGCTATTTCTCTCGTAAACCATTTCTTCACGTGCCCTTTGTCTAGGTTGCCACCACCTTCGTGACCGAACGGCAAGTAGGAGTTGAAACCATCGTAAGCAATTGCAATACCGACAACATCTCCATTGCCGGTGGGCCATCCAGGGCCGTGGGTCGTGAGCCGTGGATCTTTAGTCTCTAAGTCTATGGCGATTTCTTTGATGCCATCAGGGGTGACGGGTAATTCCTGGACCGGCATCCATTCTGTTTTGACACCGAACTTTGGCCTCTTGAGATTTTGCTTCATCAATTATCAACCGGATACATGGGATATTCTTTTTTCAAGTATCTGGGTTTATCGGCTGTGGGAGCTTTTCCTTCCAGCAAAAGTACGAGCTTTGAAATATACCACTGAGCCTTTTTGATATCTTCCAATGGATCAGTATGCTCCTTGAACCGGTAGCGAACCAAGTATTTAAGTATGTTTGAAACCAGAGCGGCTTCGTCGCCCGGTAAATCTTTTACCACGTCGAGGATAGTATCAATGGTTTCCAGTTGGCTGCGCTGATAGTGGGGAGGAGAAATAGGGTCCGTCATAGTATCCATCCTCGCTGACGATCCTCGGGCAGTTTCAAAAGAAGATTTTCTTTAGTGCGCGTGATGCCGGTGTAAAGAACGCGGTGTGCATCATCTGGGTTCTTCGCCATTTGCTCCAGAGCTTTGCCGGATAGGTCCAGCATAAGGAACACGTTGTCGGCCTCACCGCCTTTTGCGCCGTGGATCGTGGACAGTTTTATCTGTGGCTTGGAGTTAAGATCGACGCCCCGGTTCAGTAGTGTCGAGGCGTAAGCTCGGTCCTCTGGTTTAATCCTGTCGAGAGCTTCGTTCCAATCACCAGCGGCCTCCAGTCCGAAATGCTCACGCAGCAAGCCCATGGTGAAGAGATCCTGCTCATTTGCAGCTTTCAATAAATTCTTAGCTCCACGCTTGAGACTTCCATCGGCACTGGAGATATGGGAATAGAGGTTTTGTGCTTCCGTCAAACTTATTTCTCGGTTGTGCCCAAGGTTAAGGTGCGTCCAGGAAGAAATTGCAGAGCGCACTTTTTTAGAAAGCGACGGCGTATTAAATCGCTCAAAGAAATAGCCGTTGGTTTTAAGGTACGCGCCGATTTCGTTTAGCATGTAATTTGCTTGGGCCAATATAAGCCATTGATCCGCAAAGTCTATTGAGTAGTGGTCGTTAACGAACCGGGTGCTACCTTCTGCTGCGCGTGGAGACCAGACCTTTTTCTGACGGTGTCGGATGCGGTTGGCAATGCCATCTGCCATTTTCCAAACGGAATGCGGGACGCGATAGGATTGAGAAAGAACTTCTGAGGAACCTTCCAGGCCAATGAAGTGGTTGATGTCAGCACCGGCCCAGCCAAAGATGCCTTGATCATCATCTCCGGCTATGTACATCCGTTCACACTTTTCATTGAGTAAGTGAGCTACGTCCCATTGGAGAGGTGTAAGGTCCTGCGCTTCATCCAAAAAGACAACTTTGAGTTTTGGTATGAGAGTTTTGTTCGCTGCGAGTTCAACCAGCATGTCGGTGAAATCTTTGAGTCCAGATTGCTTCTTGAATTTTTCGTATTCATTAAAGATGTGCTCAAAGTGGTAATAGGTCTCGAACAGCTCCATGTTATTGTAAGCCCACCGAGGTCCTTGGAGCGTGGTTCGTGCCAGATCTATCGCTCTCATAATGGGATGGTTGCTGCGAAAGGTTGTGAAACCTTCGTCCTCAACGTTTTCGGTACTTTCTGTGAGGTTGACACCAACAATCTGACTGAACTTTGTGAGGTGTGATTCTTTTAATACTTCGGCTCCGTTTAACCCAAGCAATTGGAAAGCCAGACTGTGCAGGGTGCGAAAGAAGAGAAAGTTCTTTTCCGGATCTAAATTAAAACGTAGGACAGCCCGGTCCCTAGCTTCGTGAGCAGCTTTGCGGGTGAAGGCAAAATAACCAATCTGATTAGATGCGACACCATCGGATAGAAGATCTTCTACTTTGTTCAGAAGAGAAGTGGTTTTACCGGTGCCCGGAGGGCCAAAAAGTCTATACATCTTTTTTCGCCAGTACGGCATCGAGGTCATAACCCAATGCCTCCAGAAGTCTTTCAACTTTATAAATTGAAAGCTGGCGGGGTTCGTGGATGTTTTCATAATCCGCAATGGTTCGTTGAGACATTTTTGTTTTTAGAGACAGTTCCTTCTGTGTCAGTCTAGCTTCGGATCGGAGATCGCGAAGAAGGACCGACCAATGGTTCTGTTGACGAGATTTGGGACCGAAAGGTACATCCACCATAGCCCGTTCCTTGAAATAATGGTTAGCGCAGAGGAGGGTATTGTTCGAGGTAATTACTGCGGCGTTGTTACAAAAGGCACATCGTTTTCTAGGCATTAGAAGGGAATCTCCTCATCCGTCTCTTCGAAACGTGAGCTGAATTCATTTTCGATTGGTTCGAAGGATGGAATAGACCAGCATCGGATAGATCTACCATTAATACTCAGTTGCTCCGATAAGCCGTCTATGTCTCTAAGACGCTGGGCAATTTTATTAGATCGGTATTCAGTAAACTTTTGTCGCTTTAGAAATGCCTCCAGGTCTTTCAGACGAAAGTAGGTACGGTGGTTAGACTCATTGGTCCATGGGCGGCGCAGAAGGATTTCTTCCCGGTCCATTGCTGCTTGCATGTGCGTCGTGAATTCCTCAACCAATTCGTAGAACTGACCGCGAACCGAAGTATCTTCAGAGGTGTGTATGATTGCACCTTCTGTTTCAACCATAGTCGAGAGCAAAAGATTCATTTGGGCTTCCCACGCAGGACGAGGCACTGTGCGTGGCATGTGATTAATTTGTTCCATGCAAAGGATCTGGAACTTCGGCTGACGCTGGAGAGCTTCCGTATCTAATTCAACGGGACTCCCGTTGACGTCCAGGAACCATAGAGGTGGTTCAGAATCGTACTTTCGTAGGTTAGCGATTGACGGAGTATTAGCATCTCCACCAACGCCAAACTTACGACTACGGCACAGATCGCGATTGCAAAAATTACAGATCGGCTGGTCTGAACATTTGTATTGGTACTCTTTCTTACGTAACTGCTCTGCGACGATGTTAACTTCTTTAAGATCGAGCGGTGGTTCCAGGAGGGCTTGATTGTACTCCAGGATTTTCTTTTCCCAGTCATCGGGATACGCCTTTCTGAGATAGACACCTAAATTAAAGAGACCGTTGTTCCGTGTACCTTCCGGGAAGCCTTGGCGCAACAGAATCTGAAGACAGGGTGGGCCACTCTTGAGGCGTGGGTCTACAACGACTTCTTCTTTGTCTAGGAGATGGTCCAACTCTTTAGGTGTAATGGCAGCAGCTTCCGCCATTTCAACAAACTCTTCTAAGGTTGCTGCTGTACCGTCTAATTTAAACGCATAACGCAAGCCGTTTTCGTGATTAAAATATGGAAGGTTTAAGAAGTTCCCAGTATCGCCTCGTTCCAATACCAGTTTGATTTGCTTGGGGAAAATTTCAGTGCCAGAGGCGCAGCCTATTTCACTTGCCAATTCCTTTAACTTGTTTTGAAGCGTTTCGGCTGGGACAGGTTCTTTTAGAAACAGGTAGATATGTCCCCCTCCGCTTTTGCTCCGGCAGACTACAAGGGGAAGTTTCTGTTGGTGAATGGCCTTGACTATTACAATGTGGTCAAGGGGGTAGATGTCCAGATCAAGAGCACCCCACCAACAAGCGTTTTGCTCGTTGATAGGGATAATGGCGACACCCTGCTCACCATTCAAATGGCTTTCGAAAGTCGCAATGGTGCGCTTCTGCCGGACAAGGAGAGCTATCCCCTTGCGCTTTCCGTTAGCCTGTTTCCCTGTAATGTCAAAGGTGCCGTAAGCTACGTCGAGACCTTTATACAATAAGGCGAAACGCTTGATGAGTTCCCGCTCCATTGCGCGTACAAAAAGGGGGGACGAATCCCCCCTCCTTTAAAATGGGACGTTATCAGTATCGGTGAGATCTTCTTCGCGGGTATGCTGTACCTTAACTTGTCCCGCGTTGATCGACTCCGCAAACAATTTGGCTTCTTGATAAAGGTTGAGATCCTCTATCTGAGAATCCTTGCTTATTTCCCATCCATGCCAGCTACCATTTTTGTTTTCCTCTGGCACACTCTTCAGAAGCCAAATATGTGAGAAACGAGGAGGTGTAAAATCAATACCTTTCCCGTCTTTCATTTTGTTGGCTTTAAGAGCACTGTTCCACTGCTTGGACTTTTTGAACTGAGTGGCTTTCATGGCAATTAATGCCTGTTGGGTAAAGCCGTTCTCGTCCATAACAATAACGTAATGTTGGGCGGTGCGTTCCAGGTACCTACCGTTTCCATCGACAACATAATCTTTATTGTCTTCTCCCCGCTCCGTTTCTGGAAGTGAATCACCAGCGGCATAGATGCGATGAGGGGCACCAGCTCCCGTGCCACGCGGCTCCCATTCAATGAACTGAAGGGCGTAGGCGCAGTTGACAACACGAACTCCTTCTTTGCCGGGGACTGCATCTTTAGTTACGGAATTAAATATGTCTCCAGCCCGAACATCTAAATCATCTAACTCTGGGGACATCTTCTGGAGAACTTTAAGGAAGGGGATAGCAAGATCCTCTGATCCTAAATCCTTTATTCCAATTCCCGCATCTGCCAGAAACATACTGGGATTCACAATCGCGAGTGGCTTTGGATTCCCATTCCGCTTTGCGGGTAACTTTGCTTTGCCATTCCGCTTTTTAGCTGTCGCTGTGCGAGCCATCTTATTTGCTCCTCTTTCTTTTAATCGTTGCACGTTGAGATATGAAAGCCCCAAATAAATCTAGCGGGATGGGGT